TACTAGTAATTGGAGATGATAGTTTATCTATCTTTGATTATCTAGGTGTAAAAGCTTGGTCAGGATTATCTGTAACTGAAGGAAAGAAATATAAAGAATCTAAAGGAGATGCTTACCTTGCAGGTTGGACTAATGAATTACCTAAAGGTCATCCTGATTACAAGTATTCTCCATTTTTTGTATTCCTTAATGAAGACAGATTAGAAAAGAAATACATATCTCAAGTCCATGAATCAGCTCATTTAGCTAGAGCCATAATGGATTATAAAAACATTACAGATGCTAATGAAGAAAAGTATGTTCAATTAATGGAGAATTGTTATAGATCTATTATTGCTTACTTTGATGCCCAAAATGAAAAGAAATTTAACTTAACTTTATGAAATCATACCTAGCAGTAGACAAAAATGGCGAAGAATTTATTTACAATGCTTTACCAAATAGACAAGGAGATAGATTTTACAATCAAAAGTCTCATGGAGAATACCATTCAGTAGAATTACCTAAAGGTTCAATAGAAAAACTATTAGGTAGAAAACTTACATGGCAAGATGAACCTCAAATGATAGAATAATGAAAAAGAATTTTAAACAAAGTTTATTGATATTTTTTATGTCATTTGTCATGGCGTTTAGTAGTATATGTATGATTCATTATGCTAGTCATTTAAATCTATATGGTACAGCATTTATGGAGTTTTTAGGTCCAATATTAGGATATTTTTATTTAAGAATTCAAATTAAAGAAGAAAGCGAAATTGGTGCTTTTATAAATGCTATTAATGCTGGATTTGGTTTTATGACTGGATCTATAATTGCAATTAAATTTTTAGAATGGTCAACCTAAATGAATTTACACGTTTTGGAATTGAGTGGAAACGTGGAGATTATAAAAAGCTCAATAAACATTCAGTAGAATACAGACTATTATGGCAAGAACAGTTAAATCGTTGCTATAATGGTCATTCTATTGGAGGTGAATATATATCAGGATTCCTTTATTGGTATATAAACTTTGGTAGTATTGAATTACTAAGAGATGATGGTAAAGGTAAGCATAAAGGTATTCCTTTATTAAGAGATATTGAAGTCATTATTGATAAAGAAATGATTCAATGTGAAAAAGAAGGTAAAAATCTTATGCTTATGACAGGTAGACGTGGTGGTAAGTCTTATATTGGTAGTGGAAAAGGAACTTATACTTCTACTATCCTAAAAGATAAAGCATTAATGTGTACTTTCGATACAGATAAGGAAGGTAATATTATGAGAATGTGTGAAACTCATTTGAATGGTATGCTTGAAACAGAATTCTTTATTCCTATTCTTAAAAAAGAAAATAAACATGACTTAGTGTTGGGTTATGCTAAAAGAGATCCTGAAACTAAAAAGTATATTGATACTTATACAGGAGGAGCTATTTATTCTAGGACATTTAAGAATAATAAAACAGCAGCCAATGGATTAAGTGCTAAATTTGCATTATTTGAAGAAGTAGGTATGTTTGATAATTTAATTGAATCATACAATGCTACTAAATATTGTTGGATGGATGGTAGTTATCAATTTGGTATGGCTTTACTTGTAGGTACAGGTGGTGATATGGAAAAAGGATCTATTGATGCAGCTAAAATGTTTGAAGATCCTGATGCTTATAATCTTAGATGTTTTGATGATCCTGAAAATCCTACTAAACAAACTGGATTATTTATTCCTGCTCAATATACTTTGAATGATTTTAAGAATGAGCATGGAGATACTGATTTAATTAAATCTACAGAGTATTTAATAGGAGTTAGAGAAGCACTTAAAAAAGCTAAGAATATAAATACTCTTTATGAAGAAATACAATATCGTCCAATGAGATGGCAAGAAGTATTTCTTAAATCATCTGGAAATGTTTTTAATGCAGCTCTTATTCAAGACCAAATGAATAAAATTTCTATGGATAGAACTTTACAAAATATAGGAACTAGAGGAGATTTAGAATGGGCAGGAGGTTATACTAGATTTGTTCCTGATGATAATTTACGTGAAGTAGAATTTCCTATAAATAAACATAAAGAAAATAAAGGTTGTGTTACTATTTATGAGCATCCTTTTGAAGAAGTAAAAGGAGATTATAGAACTATTCCATTTGGATTATATTTAGCAGGAACGGATCCATACCAACAAGATCAAGCTAGTTCTTCTGTATCTGTAGGTAGTACTTTTATCTATAAAAGAATTATTGGATTAGATAAAACTTATGATGTAATTGTAGCTGAATATACAGGCAGACCATTAAGATCTGACGATTACTTTGATACAGTAAGGAAATTATTGATCTATTATAACGCTAAATGTTTATACGAGAACAATATTCCTACTATGAAAGCATACTTCGAGCAAAAACAATGTTTACATTTGTTAGCTAAACAGCCTAATATCTTAAAAGATATTCTAGAAGTATCTGGAGTAGAAAGAGGTTATGGAGTTCACATGACTCAAAAAGTTAAAATGTATTTAGTAGATACAATTTCCAATTGGATTAACACTGAAAGAGGCGATGGTATTTATAATATTCATCATGTCTATAGTATGGAGTTATTAAAAGAATTATTGAATTATAATTTTGAAGATAACTTTGATAGGGTTATTGCCTTTGGTATGTGTTTACTTAAAGATCAAGAAGAATATAAAAATAAAGTTCAGGATAATGATAGTAGAGAATTACATGAGAAGTTTTTCTCTCCAATGTTTTCAAGAGCTGGATTTGATGATAAAAAATATAAACCAAAACATGGGTATTAAAAATGATTAGACAAGTACAATATGGAGTCCATGGATATTTTGGACTACCTGAGCAAAAACTCACGATAAAAGAAAAGATCAAAAAGTATAAGTCAGTAGATGAATGGGCTGCTTATACTACTGATGCTATAGAACAATTATTAGGTTTTTCCTGGTCAACTAGAATTAACTCTATGTTTGATAGAATCTCTATGGAAGCTAATTTAGATCTAATTGAAAAAGGTGTCTATGATACTTCTAAATTTAAGGAGTTAACTGAACCTTATGGTACTAATGAGACAGTTCAGTTTCCTGTAAAGCTAGAACATTATGACATTATTAGCTCTAAATTAAATGTACTTATTGGAGAAGAATTACTTAAACCATTTAATTACATAGTCGTCAATAAGTCATCTGAAGCTGCTGAGAAATTTAACAAGGCTAAAAATGATATTGTCCAACAATATCTAATGCAACAGCTTATGATTATGGAACAACAAATGGCTAAATTAAATGGTCAAGAATCCATGTTCAAACAAGAAGCTGTTAATAATCCTGAACAAGCTCAAGTTAAAACTCCTGATGGTAAGATACTTAAGTCTATGAATGAGATTCAACAATATGCTGATTCAACATTCTCTGAAGTAAGTGAAATGACAGCTAATGATATTCTTAGGTACCTAGAAAAGAATTTAGATTTACAATATAAATTCATTAAAGGTTATAGAAGATACTTGGCTACTGATACTGAAATCTATTGTGTATCTGAAATAGGTGGAGATGTAGATGTTAGAGTAATTAATCCTATTCTATTTGATTGTGATTTAGCACCTGAAAATGATTTTATTGAAGACTCAATGTATTGTAGAGAAATTAGATTCTTAACAGTAGGAGAAGTTCTAGATGAATTTCATGATGTGTTTACTGAAGAAGAAGTTGAAACTCTTGAGATGTATACACAAGGTAGAGCTGATAAATATGATGACTATACTCAAAATGTATTTAAGCAAGGAGCTAATACAGGAGTGAGAGTAGCTAGATTTGAATGGAAGTCCATGAAGAAAATAGGTGTAGTTACCATATTTGCAACTGATGAACAAGGTAATGAATTACCTCCTGAAGAAATTGTAGTTCCTGAAGACTATAAAGCTCAAACTCCTGATGAACAAATTAAATGGATGTGGATAACTGAAAGATGGGAATCTTATAAAATCATGGATAATATCTATACAAAAATGAGACCATTAGAAAAACAATACAGAGCTTTAGATTCTTTTGCAGATACTAAAGGTTCTTATATTGGATATAAAGGTCATTATTCTTTAGTAGATCAAATGATTAAATATCAAGATTTATATAACCAGGTAATGTTCCAATTGAAATTAGCTTTTGCAAGAGCTAAAGGTAAAGGATTAATTATAGATGTTCATCAAATACCAAAAAGATATGGATGGGATATTGATAAATGGTTATATTATTTAGATGTATTTGGAGTTGCATTTATTAATAGTTCTGAAAAGAATGAAGATGGAGAGAGAAGTTCTTTTAATCAATTTACAGATTTTGACTTAACTCTTGGTAATCAAATTCAAAGTTATATTGCTCAATTAGAATTCATTAAAGCTGAAGTAGAAAATGTATCAGGGATCTCAAGACAAAGACAAGGTGAAATCAAGAATACAGAAACTGTTGGAGGTGTTGAACGTTCTGTTGCACAAAGCTCTGCTATTACTGAAAAATATTCTTATATCCATTCCGTTGTAAAGAAAAATGTACTACAAAGATGTATTGATATTGCTAAGACTGTTTACAAGAAAGGCAAGAAAGGTATGGCTATTATGTCAGATTATTCTAGGTCTATGTTTGAAATATCTGATGATGATTTTCAATATGCTGATTTAGGTGTATTTGTAAGTAATTCAGCTAAGGATAAAAGTGAACTAGAACAAATTAGACAAGTTATTGGTCAAGCTTATCAAGCTCAAGTTATTAGTTTCCATGAT